ACCTGCTGCCATTGCTGTGCTCCGTCAAGCGACGGCGTTAAAGCCAAAGCGGAAGAAAGCAAGCGATGGTCTTCTGCCATCTGCAGCACATGTGAAGCAAAGCCCGACTTCGGACCACAATACTGGGCTAGCAGTAGATCTGACACATGATCCAGACAGTGGTATTGATTGTGCAGAAATATTTGAGAAGCTTAAGGAAGACAAGCGTGTTTCATACCTTATCTTCCAAGGCAAGATTTGGTCTAAAGAAAAATCCAAGCTGGGAAACAGACGGTACACTGGGAGTAATCCTCACAATAAGCATCTACATATTTCTATTAATCCCTCTAGTGCTGCCGATACTTCTCCATGGTTTTGGTGGATGAATCAGCCAAAGATTATTAATCAGGTCAAGGCAGCTATTGCTGCAGTACCAGTAAAGAAAGCATACCCAGCAGAAGATACATCTAAATGCTGTAAGCACTGTCCATCTAAGAAGTAGGGGTAAATCGTGGCAACGAATAACAAGGCTATCGTTGGTGACCTTCCGATTATTCTCAGCCAGTCGATTCCGACTGCGCTTGTAAAGTATAAGAGAGAAGACTTTGCTGCTAGTTATGCCATTGGTAATACACCATGGCTATCTGCAGCATCTGACCAGAACCGTATTAGTCGTATCACGACTACATACCAGAAGGAACGTATTGACCAGGGTTCATCCGCTGGTGAAAACTCTTTGTCTAACTGGTGGTTACGGTCTGCTACATCATGGCACTACGGTGCAGGTGAACGTTACTACGATGCAACGGACTCAGACCTTTATCGATTCTACGAATCAAGCAACGTGGATGTATGGAATCCAGGGTCTGTCACATTACTTAAGGAAACTACGAATCTATCTACAGCTTCTGTATCTAATCCGATTACAGTAGATGGTGGAACATTCTATATTGAAGGCTCATCACTTAAATTCTATAACCAAACAACTAATGCATCAACATCAATTGCCTTAACAGGTGGCGCTACTCCACAGAAAATTACAACAGATGGAGTATTTGCAATTGTTGGTGCAAATGATGGCATATATCAGGTAAGCACTGCAGCTGTCGTAACAAAGTTATGGAATAAAAGAGCTGGCGTAACAACAATGACAACCCAAGCAATTGGATATGTTAAAGATAGAGTTATTGCATGTGTTAGACATGACAACACTGATGTCCATGTTTACGAACTTACAAGAAATCCAACCACTCCGCCAAATACAATGGCAGACTCTCAACTTATATTTAATTATGCTAATACTTCAGTTGTATTTAATTCAATAACTGAACTTAATTCTGCTGTGATTGTTGGATATACACAAGGTGTAATCTCTCGCGTTTTGTCGTTTGGTGTTGACCCTGCAAGTCCACTTGCTTCACTACTTGACCCAATTGTTATTGCAGAACTTCCACGTGGTGAAACGCTTAACCAAGTAAGAGCATACCTCGGTGAGTACGTAGTGCTTGCCACATCTACTGGTCTTCGTGTTGGTAACCAGTCAACCGATGGACTGAGCTTTACTTATGGACCTTTAATTATTACTAGTCCAGTATCTGATTTGGCGTTCAATGACTCTTATGTTTATGCAATTAAAAACGTAAACAACACTGCTGGTCTATGGCGCATTGACTTAGGTACACCAGTTGGTGGTGGTTATGCATATGCTGCAGACCTAACCATATCTAGTGGTACAGCAACTGGCGTTGCATTTATTGGTAACACTGGTCGTAAATTTATTACAGCAACCAGTGGTGCTTGGCTTGAGTCAGCAACAGAGTTAGCACAAACTGGATACGTTAAATCTGGATGGATTAGATGGGGTACTGCTGAAAAGAAGCAGCCAGTATCTATCGCCATTCGTGCAACAGGTACAGGTGGAACACTTAGCTTTACGGTTGAAGACCAAGAGTCTCGCTCATCTGGTATCGGTTCTGTTCCGCTAATTGGTGCAAGTGATGTGCAGCTTTCTGCAACACTACAGCCAGCAGACCACTTTGAAATTACAATTACTTTAAATCGTAGCGCGACAACTTCTTCTGTCGGACCAGTGCTAGAAGAATGGCAGTGTCGTGCATTGCCTGCTCCTCTTCGTTCAAGAACTATCACAGTTCCATTGCTTTGCTTTGAAGAAGAAAGAGATACCAACGGTGTGACACGTGTGTCTAACCCTTGGGAAAGAATTAAATATCTAGAACGTATCGAGCAGAATGGTGGAGCAGTCTTGTTTCAAGACTTCTCTTCGGAGGAAGAGCGAATCTGTACCATCCGAGCTATTCAGTTTGAGCAGACTTCACCACCATCGTTTGCCAGTGGGTTCGGTGGAATTGTTACGGTTCAATTGCAGACAATTGATACGGAGCAAGCTATCCAATAATGGAAGAGAACAAGTTAATACCTCTGGTACTACCAGGGGAAAGAAGTGAGCTAGTCGAAAAGGTTCGGCTGGCTCTTAATGTTGCTGGCGATGATGTGTTAGATGCTCCCCTTGCCGAGTTGCTAAGAGGGTTGCAGCATCAGCTTTCCATCCCAGCAGTCGGGTGCATCAATATAGCCACGCTGGATGCGCTCGCAGTTGCTCCACCAGAATGGTAGGGCTAAAAGGAGAGGGGGACTTAATTGTCCCCCTCTTTTTTTATTTCCCTAAATCACCACGGCTTGCCATCAGGCAAGCCTTTCCCGCCCTCCACCCCTAAACCTTATCAGATACTTGGTAAAAATAAACGGCGTGTCTTATGACACAGATTGGTAATACAACTGATATGATATACGGTATGAATCAACTTCCTCCGCATCGGTCTTACAGTCAGCTAACTACTTGGCAATCCTGTCCTCAGAAATACTACTTGAGTAAGGTAGCCATGGTACCAGAGAAGCCTGCAGTGTATCTTGCTGCTGGCTCTGCCGTCCACTCTATGTTGGAATGGTTGAATCATGAGCTCTACAAGCAGCAACAGAAACTTGATTGACCAACGAGGTATCCCTAGTAACGAATGCGTGAACTGCGGTTCCAACATTCAAGTTATCAGGGCTATCTTCCAAGACTACGACTTGGTCATGTGGTTCACAGATTCCTTTTGTGCTGATTGCGGTTCTCCTATGACAACCCCCACACCAGTCGACCATCCAGACTACGTGAAGCCTTACCAACCAGAGGAAGAAGACGATGAGTTTAACTGAGAAGTGGCTTGAGATATTCAATGCCGAAGTAAGAGATGTAGAAGAGAAATCAGGGCTACCCACCACAGAGTGGAAGGTAGCAGGTCGCAAGACCGCTGCTCGTCCTGATGGGGAAGACCTAGCTTTCTGGCAAAGCGATGGGCTCAAGCAGGTAGAAGCCTACCAAAAATGGGTGTTGCAATCTGGTTGGCAGATTGCTACTATGCCTGATGGTCGTCCTGGAATCGAGTGGTCCGCAGATGTGCATTTCGGAGGCACACCTGTGAGATTTATTATCGATGCGGTATACCAAGTAGGGGAAGACTTGGTTATCGTTGACTACAAAACTGGTTCCAGGACGCCATTCGGTGTAATCCAAAATGGATTGTATGCCAGTGGTATTGAAAAGATTTTTGGTATCCGTCCCAAGTGGGGCGCATTCTTCATGACACGCCAAGGTGAGCTTGGTGATTTGATTGACTTAACACACCTCAGTATTGAATACTATGAACATGCATTCGCATCTATGAACCACTCAGTATTGCAAGGTTGGTTCCCAACATTTGTTGGTGAAAACTGCAAGATGTGTTCGTTTATGGATAAGTGTCCAGCATGGGGCAGCAAAGATTTCCCGATACAAATTCCAACAACAGGGAAAGAAAAGGAGAGAAAGTAGATGACTGAATCTATGTTCTCGTTTACAGGAAAGCTAAACGGAAATGATTTGTTTACCGTCCGAGGTAACAGCATTTCTGAATTCAAAGCAAACCTAACCGCAGCAGTTGAGGCAATCACTGATGCACAAGGTCTGCAAGCTATGTTGCTTAACCGCACAAATGGGGGAGCGTATGCTCCTAACATGGAACAAGCTATCGCTGGTCTACAGGCAGCGGGTCTTAACCCACAGCCTGTGACAACAACACCTCAAGCAATCGAGGTAGTTAAAGATAAGTATGGTAACGAGTGGACATATGGACATCCAGATGCACCAGACCTACCAGACGGACGTGGCAAGTACGCCAAGAAGAAGGGCGTATCAAAAGCGGGCAAGGCTTATGTTGGTTGGTTTGACCCAGCTAAGGGACCGAAGCCTTTCTCTCCAGGTGCTGTAGAAGCAGAAACAATCTGGACTAAGTAATGCGTAGCCTATTGCAAGTAGTGGGTGTCGAGTCACCAGCTGGTCATCAACTACCAGAAATCTTACCTCAACTCACCGCCAGTCAGGTGGTCTTCCGTCAAGCGCAATTGCATTTGATTGCAGGTCAACCAGGCGGAGGTAAGACACTACTTGCATTATGGTACGCAGTTGCATCAAAGGTTCCATCTCTGTACATATCGGCAGACTCTGACTCACGTACGATTGCAACTCGTGCAGGTGCAATCATCATGAATAAGGATGTTGCTGATGTAGAAAGATTAATGGATACTGAAGCAAGTGTTCTCCTTGAGGACGCACTAGCAGAAGGTGCCAGCCATGTACGATTTGCCTTCGACCCAGCACCTTCTCTTCAAGATATTGAAGAGGAGATAGAAGCGTGGATTGAATTACATGGCTCGGCTCCTGCTGCTGTATATGTAGACAACTTAATGAACGTAGCATCTGCTAGTGATAACGAGTGGACTGCACTACGTGATGCCATGTCAGCGTTTCACTACATGGCACGTGAATATGAATCGGCATTCATCGTCCTGCACCACGTATCCGAGAATGAGAAGATGTCTAAGCCGAACTACCCAGCACCACGTAAAGCGTTGATGGGTAAGGTGGCAGCGCTACCAGAGTTGGTCCTTTCGGTGGCTCTGGATAGCTCTTCCAATAGTTATCGCGTTGCTGTAGTTAAGAACCGACATGGCAAGGCGGACCCGACAGCAGAGAGTTATGTATCTCTAGCAGCGGAAGCAAGCAAAATGGTTCTCTATAATTCGCCAGCAGAATTGTTCCGCGCTAGGACAATGAGTCAATGGCAGTAGAGAATCTATCATCATTTGATTTAGATTTTAGATACGGTCAAGAAGGTGAGTCACTGGTTCAGCAACTGCTGACCGAGGGTGGCACAGTAGAAGTTAAACGTGACCGTAAGTGGCATGCAACTAACAACCTATACATAGAAGTTGAATGCTGGTACCAACGTTCTGATTCATGGGAACCATCAGGTCTGTCTGTCACGAAGGCTAGTTACTGGGCTTTCGTTCTGGAACATGGCGTATTGCTAATACCAACTGGTCACGTGCGTCACGCCATACAAAAGTATGGGCGTGAGATTACTTGTGAGATACCACCGAACAGAAGCAAGGGCTATCTGATTACGGTAGAAAATTTATTAGATGCGATGAAGGAATTAAAGAATGATTAAGCCAGCTATATATTTACGTGGTGCTTGGGTCAAGTGGCACGTACTTGCATACCTTGGAATGCAGAAAAGAAAAAGGTGGCGTCATCTTGCAGTTACAGATGAAGTTGCATTAAGGTATTGGGAAAATCTTTATAGATTAAAACGTCGACCTTAAGGAGTTACAGATGCGGATGCCAGACCTATCACGTGGTCAGTGCAGAGAAGTTGGCAGCGATTTTTTTTACCCAGATTCTGAGAACGAAGGCGATACATCAATGTATGCGTTTGGCAAGATGATATGTTCTGGTTGTCAAGTAAAAACAGAATGTCTTGACTGGGCAGTACGCCACGAAGGTTATGGTTTATGGGGCGGGATGACACCACGTGACCGAATGGCAATCCGTCGTAGGTTAAATATAAAACTAGACTCTTTGATACCAGGAGATTACACATGACAACAGCAGCTAAACGTAAGGGCTCACAGTTTGAACGTGACGTAGTCAAGTGGTTGCGTCAGATGGGGTACCCCTGTGCCGAACGTGCGTATGGTGCTGGTCGGCATGACGATGTCGGAGACATCGACGGTATCAATGGCGTAGTTATAGAATGCAAGAATGAAAAATCATTTAGAATTCCTCAGTACCTTCGGGAGCTAGAGGATGAGATGATACATGCCGATGCAGAAACAGGCGTTGTGTTAATCAAGAAGCGTGGCACTTCTAATATCTCAGAGTCGTATGCAGTAATGCCTGCGGAACTCTGGGTGAATCTGCTTAAACAGGCAGGTTACAATGGACATCAGTGAGACAGTGACAGTGACTCACAAAATGAAACGAGGTAACTATGCGGTTAGCGATAACGATGGGCGTAGCGATAACACTCGTGTTGGTATCACCAGCAGAAGCGTTATCACCCGCACTTACACCAGAACTTCGTATGTCCGTAATGGACAAGGAACAAAAGGTGGAGTTTGCGATTGCTCAGCTCGTGACCGACAAGAAGCAGCGACTATGTGCGAAACGTATTGCGTACAAAGAGAGTCGCTACAACGAGACATCACTCAACAAAAAGAGTGGAGCTCGTGGAGTATGGCAATTACTATGGGGGAAACCTCATTGGTCAGTACTCAAACAGACTCAGGAAGCGCACAAGTATGTGCTTCATCGATACGACACTTGGTGCGAAGCGTACAGATTCCATCAGGAAAGGAACTGGTATTAACAAATGAATCAGCCTGAGTTCTTAGAAGCAGTCTTTAATCATTACGGATTGACCTTGCCACTTGGCGGGGAGAAATCAATCTTGTGTCCTGTACATGATGACTCACGCAAGTCTGCTTCAGTGAACTCAGACAAGGGCGTCTGGGTATGTTATGCATGTAGCGGAAGTGGTTCTGGTATACAGATAATCATGGCTCGTGAAAAGCTAACATACCCAGAAGCTCGTAAGTGGGCAGAGAAAAACATTGGCAAGGAATCACAGCAGTCTACTCCCACTCGTGGACGTAAGAAGAACAGTGGGCGGTGGACACCACCGAGATTAAGGGCTTCGCTGTGACAACTATCATTGGTATACAACAAGACAACGGCTGCATTCTTGCAGCCGACTCACGTACCACAGCAGGTAACAGACCTTACTCTCATCCAATCGTCACGAAGATAACTAAACGTGGCAAGTGGCTGGTCGCAGGCGCTGGTGATGTGCAACCATGTGATGTAATCCAACACGTGTGGAAACCACCAGTAATCCCAGCCAACATCAAAGATGAATATCATTATATGATTACAACAATTGCGCCAAGCATTAGAGATTGTATTAAGGAGTCTGGCTATACACCAGACAAGGATGATGCTGATGCTGGCTTTGAATTTTTATTAGCAGTTAATGGAACCATCTATCAGATAGATGATTCTTATTCAGTGTACTTACGTGACGATGGGCTGTATGGCGTAGGGTCTGGCTCAAGCTTTGCATTAGGTGCGCTAGCTGGTGGTGCAACATGGA